CCGAGGGCAGGGGCTGGCAGCCCGCCGGGCAGCAGATCGGAAAGCATGTCTATACCGCCGGGCCGGGACGATGTGAACCGCTGACCGATGCGGTCGGGGCTTTGCAGCCCGCCGGGGCGGATGTCGGCAAGGATCTGATTGATTTGCTGGAAAGCTGGTCATGGCGGCCATGGGCGGTGGGCGAAGCGAGCTTTATGGCGTCCCCGGCGCCGACTCTACTCGCTGGATGGATCGCGATAGCGCCGTTCTGCGGAGCGCTGTCCTGGCGTCCCCATGTCTGGTTGACCGGGGATCAAGGTACCGGGAAATCAAGTTTGTTGAAGCTTGTGCGCGGCTTAACAGACCCGGTGCGGGTATCCGCGCCGACTGAGGCGAGCGTGCGGCAAATGCTGCGCGGCGGCTGTTGGCCCGTCAATATCGACGAATGCGAAGGCGGGGCGGAAGACTACCGGGCCAGGGATATGGTCAAGCTGGCGCGGATCGGCTCTGATGATGATCAGGCGCCGATTTCGCGCGGAACCGCCGAAGGGGTGGCGATCCAGTTTCCCATCAGGTCGGCCTTTCTGTTCGCTTCGATCCTGGTCCCGGCCATGGCGCCGCAGGATCGGTCGCGGATCACGCGGCTCGATATGGACCCGCTGACTCGCGATCCCGAGGCCGCAATTGCCGCCGAGGCCGGAATTGATGCCATGGAACAGCAGGGCGGGGCCATCCGCGCCCGAATGCTGTCAAGATGGGGGCAGTTTCGCCGCAATCTGCTGGTCTGTCGGTCGGTGTTGATGCAAATCGGCAATGAAGCCCGGTTTGCGGACCAGACCGCGCCTTTGTTAGCTGCGGCGGATGTCTTGATTAGCGACAAGCCGACAGAGTTGCAAGAAGCCATGGACCGCTGGGGCGTCTATTTCAGCCGCAGCGAAGCGGATCTGGCGCTTGATCCCGAACGCGCCCATTGGCGCTGCTGGCATCACTTGCTGACCGCCTCTATCGACTTGCCGGGGGAGCACGGCGGGCGTTATCGCAAGTCTGTTGGGGAAATGCTGTCGGACAACATTCATGGCATCCTGCGCAAACCTCAGCTTCAGGAAATGCGAAGACGTGGGGTTAGTCTGCGGGACTGGTCTGGCCCTCCCCCCATCCCCCCTCCTGAGTTCTGTCAAGGGCGGGCTGATCGGATTTTAGTCAACCCGCAAGCGGTGATTATCGCCAATAATCATCAATCTCTGGAAGAAATATTCCGGGGAACCGACTGGCAGGGTGGGCTGTGGTCGCAGCTGCTTGCACGTTTGCCGGGCGCTGCGCCAACACGCGGAACGGTCGCGTTTGGTGGGGCGCGGCAACGTGGGGTGCAAATTCCGGCTTGGCTGGTCGAGCCACCCGAGGATGGAAGCGACGGAAGATCGCTCTGATTTAGATGGGCTTAGCGAAATCTATACACAATAAGATGTGGTGTGATTGTATTTTGCTCCTAAAAGACGCAGAAAGGTAACGCAAAGGCGGGGAGTGTTACCTTTTGCGTTACCTTTTTTTAGAAGTAAGAACAAGGAGTTAAAGCCAAAAGTAACGAAGTAACGCAGGTAACGCCCTATAAGGCCCTAGATGCGCGCGCGCGCATTATAGGGCTACCCCCCGTTACTTTTGTTACTTCTGTTACTTTATAAAAATAAGATAAGGGATTCAATAAGTTAAAAGGTAACGCGAAAGGTAACGCAGACCGGAGGACGTTACCTTTTTTGGGCGGCCTATCAATCAGAAGAGGTCAATATGGTTCATTTTCAAAGCATTAGCGCTATTGATGGCGGGTTAGGTGTGTTAACTCCGGGGGATTTGCTGCTCTGTGCGCGTCTGGCGGAAGATCCGCTCGATGTCCATGCGCTGCAAGATTTGCAGGACCGGGTCAAGGAGCTGGCCCCGATGCTGACCGACCGGGAGGCCGAAGGGCTTCGCAACACGGTCGATCACTTCACGCGGCTTGCTGCCTTGGCGCGGGCAGAGTTGGAGGCCGAACGTATGGAGGCCGGGATGTCGATTGGGGCGCCGATCCGGGTTGCGCGGCTGGATGTGCTGGAAGCGATGGTCAGGCGCGGTGAGCTCTCGACGGAACTGGCGCGGTTAGGGAATGATCTGGCGGCGCGGCTGCTGGCAGGTGCGGGAGCAAAGGCGGCGCCAGCTTTGGACTATGCGGCGATTCGTGTCGATGGCGGTCGGTCGCACGACTGGACGGGGCCGAAGGGCTGGGATGGTCTTGACGCAAAGATCTGGCGTGAAGCGGTTCAGCCATTGCGCGGAGCTTTGGCTTCTCGGCCTGTTTGGTCTTTGACCAGTGATGAGGTTCGCAAGAGCTGGGACAGCGGCGACAGAACTCCACCGAAAGGTCGGACTTCTCGCGTTATGGCTCTGGTTCCGGTGGAGTCTGTGCTGAAAGGTGGGCAAATCACCGTTATTTCGACGCAAACGGGGGTTCACCATCGGACCCTCAAAAAAGCGATTATCGGCGGAATCGCGCTCTATAGCGATTTTTTGCGGTCCACAGATAATTTACCCCTTGACCTTATTGCCAGCAATAAAGTATAAATGTTTCACAATAAAATAAAAGGGCTCACGGGGAAACCCATCGGGCCCTTTTTCATGTCCGCACGGTGGCCAAGGCGGCTGCCGATATGGGTCCTTCCTAGCTATGAAAGATGTGCGGGGTTTGAGCAGCCCGAGGTTTTTGTAGTTCCTATCGGTTTTGAAAAGGTTTGAAACCAGAGGGCTTGGTTTAAAACATGGTTGGATCTGGGGAAAAATGGGTTGGCGTTTCGCAATTCGCGCGGATGCTTGATGATCCGGTCTCGCCACCTGCTGTTGATAAATGGATCAAGGGAAATAAGCTTCCCTCCGAGTTTGTCAGAGAGAAAGAAGGGGGTCGCGGGAAATTAATCTCGACGGAAGCCTTGCCCATCGCCAATGCGATGCGATGCCCTGGCCAGTCTCTGGGCACTGCTGAAGGCAACAAAGCCCGGTCCGACTTCCCACCAGATCGCGCCACTTCGATCCCTGATGTTGCGGGCTCTCCGCTCCAATCGTTGCCTCGCCTGGATGCTGAATTTTCACAAACCCGTGCCGAAAGCGATGCTGAACGCTATCAGCGGGCGCGGGCGGATCAGGCAGAACAAGCCGCGCGTGACGGGCTTCGCAAAGCAGCGGAGCAAGAGGGGCGGCTCCTCTGCGCTGTAAGCCAGGCCGCAGCGTGGCGGAAGGTATCTGGCGAAATCATCGACAGTCTGGAGGCGGCACTGCCAGAGATGGCCGAAGAACTGTATGCGGCCCACCCCAAAGACCCAAGAGAGATGCGAGCGGTGCTTCGGGACCAGATCAGGGCCTGGCGCACCATGATGGCAAAGCATCATGCCGACATCGCTGCAACCCTGCCCGAGCAAAATCCGGTTGCTCTGGCTGTTTCTGGGGAAGAGGAACCCGGAAATGACACAACAGCAACTCATGATCCGGGCGCGGAACCCAGAGCAATTAGCCCGGTCGATCTGGGCGGAAGCCCTTGAACCGCCACCACAGCTTGATCTGAATCGCTGGGCGGAAGAAAATGTGGTCTTCGGCGCAGAAAGCAGCTTTCCTGGCCCTTACCGACGAGAAAAGTTCCCCTATTTTGCAGCGATTCTAGAGGCTCTGTCGCCATTCCACCCTGCAACCACGGTGGTTCTTAAGAAGTCCGCGCAGTTGGGCGGGACGGTGCTGGCCCAGATCTTTCTGGCCGGGACGATGGATCAAGATCCTTGCGGCTTCCTTTACACACACCCCACGCAAGACAACGCCAAGCGCTGGGTGAACACAAAATGGCGCCCGATGATCAAGGGTACTAAAGCCCTTGGGCGTGTGTTCGGATCGTCCCAGAAGAGTCGGGACAATGCGAACAGCGTTTTCTATCAGGAGCCGACTCATGGTGCAGGCTGGCTGCAGATCTCTGGGGCTGCATCGGAATCTTCGCTTTCTTTGATCTCGCCGCGCAAGCAGGTCCAAGACGATTTGGCGAAGTGGGAATTCAATGCGGCGGGTGATCCGGAGCGACAGGCGGATACAAGAAGCAAAAGCTTCGATGAGCGGAAGATCTTCAAGATATCGACCCCACTTATTTCCGACAATTGCCGCATTACAGCGAAATACAAACTCTCGGATCAACGCGAATATCAGGTGCCATGTCCCCATTGTGGACATCGCCATGCGTTGAAATGGGAAAATTTCCATGTTGATGAAGAGGCACCGGCAAACAGCTTTTTCAACTGCCCGGACTGTGGGGGCATTATTGAGCAAATCCATCGCTCGGATATGCTTGCCGCCGGGATCTGGGTCGCCCAAAACCCGAACGGGTTGTTCCCTGGGTTTTACCTGTGGTCGGCTTATTCCCCGCTGGAAAGCTGGGGCGATATTGCAGAGCGTTGGCTGTCGGCGAAAGGCGATCCCCTGGCCGAGCAAGTGTTTTATAATGACGATTTGGGCCTTGCCTTTGAAATGACGGGGGTTTCCCCGCCCTGGAAGGATCTTTATGAGCGTGCGATGTCCAGCTCCTATGCTCGCGGGATTGTCCCGCCAGGGGCGCTTTTGCTGACCGTCGGCGTTGATGTGCAAGAAGACCGACTGGAATGGCATCTTGTCGGCTGGGGGCGGGATCTGCATCGCTTTGTCATCGACTATGGCGTGATCTTTGAACAGATCGGGTCCGCCGAGGCGCACCGCGCCTTGACAAGGCTGCTGGGGCGCACATGGCCCGATGAAATAGGACGCCTGCGAGAGATCGACAAGCTGGCGATTGATGGCAACTGGTCAACGGACGATGTGTTTGATTGGGTGCGCAGTCGCCCAGCAAGTAAAGTGGCGATGGTCAGAGGGGTTAGTGGCGACAATACGGATGTCCTGTCTGTCGTCAAAGAAAAGGACAAAACGGGGAAGATAAAGCGAAGGCATCGAGCGCGTTGGTTTAATGTCGGTGTCAATCGCATGAAGTCGCCGCTATACAGATCGCTGCGGCTGCAAGATCCAGAACAGCGCGGCTATTGCCATTTCTGCCGGGATCTGCCTGAAGATTATTTCCAGCAACTGACCAGTCACCATCGAAAAGCGAAAAAAACCCGCGAAGGCGTTCTCAAGCATTTCTGGGAGCTCAAGAGCGGCCTGCGTGATGAAGTGCTGGATACCATGCTGTATGCCGAAGCCATGGCTTTCAGCCTGGGCTGGCGGACCCGAACCGAAGAGCAATGGGATGAGAGAGAGGCCGAAATCCTGGCCCTTCCGGTCCCCCAGGCGCGGCAATTGGATCTGGAGGATTTGCTCCACAATCCCGCGCCAAAGGCTGTTGCGTCGGCAAAGAAGCCTGATAACAACGCGGCTTTGCCAGACAGCAAGCCCACCCCGGACCAGAGTGGCATGGACCAGAAGGACATGGCCCCGCCACCTCTGACCCGGCGGGAACGGATGCGCAACATTGTCAGCCGCATGGCCCGCTAACAGGAGAACCAGAATATGGCAACGAACGCGCAGAGGTTGGAAGAAGTCAAAGACGCGATCCATCGCCTTGCGACCGGGCAGCATGAAGTCAGCATCTCAAACAATGGTCATTCAGTCACCTATAGCCAGATGGACCTTAGCACGCTCCAGGCGGAAAAGCGGCGGCTGGAAATTGCTGTCGGTGTTTCGCCGCAACGGCGGTCTATCAGGCCTGTTTTCTGAAATTGTCGATTTCCTGAAATCGCCCATTTGGTCAAATCGGAGGTGAAATGCTTTCGCCCGTTCCGCACAAGCCGCGCGTCCGGCGAAAAGCCTATGGCTATCAAAGCGGGGATCTGACCGCCGCAAGCCGCGCGACAATGCAGGCAATGCTGCATTCGCAGGACAGCTATTATGATGGGGCCAGTCGCACAAGCCCCGAAATGGGAAGCTGGCAGGCCGGGCCAGCCTCCCCAGATCGGGCCATGCAATATGAAGCCGATGTGATCGGCGCCCGTGTTTGGGATCTGATCCGAAACAATGGATATGCGGCGGGCGCGGCGCGGCGCTACAAAGATTCGGTTGTCGGCTTCAATATGCGTCCGATTGCGGAGCCGGACGGGCGCCGTCTTGGATTGTCCGATATTGAAATCGGGCTGGTTGCGGAACAGATGGAAGCCGCATTCCAGGAATGGTCCGACAATCCGGGTTTAACGGCGGATGTGTCGCGGGTTCAAACGGGCGGCGGCCTGATCGGTCAGGCCTTTCATGAATTGATTTGCGGGGGCGATTGTCTGGCCTTGCTTTTGGCGCGACAGACCGAGAGCCCCTATCAAACCGCCATGCAAATGCTTGATCCTGCACGTTTGAGCAATCCAGACAATCAGCCCGACAGGGGCTATATGCGGCGCGGGATCGAGTTGAATGCCGATGGCGCCGCTGTGGCCTATCACATTCGCCGCGCCCATCCCGATGATCTGTGGTTGGATCAGCTTTCGGATCGTATGCGGTGGGATCGCTGGCCGCGTGAGATCCATGGGCGCCCCGTGGTGCTACATGCGTTCGAGAAAACAAGACCCGGTCAGACCAGAGGGATCAGCCGATTTGCGCCGATCCTGACGGGCTTTAAGATGTTTTCGGGTTACAGCAGCGCAGAACTCCAAGCGGCTGTGATTAATGCTGTCATGGCGATGTCCCTGGAAAGCGCTTTTGATCCAAGCTTGATTATGGAGACGCTTGATGATGGCGATCTGGCGGCGGAGTCCTTTCAGGATTTTCGATCTGAATTTTACGCGCAAAACCCGGTGCGGTTTAACGGCGCGAAAGTGCCGATTTTGTCCCCGGGTGATAAAATAAACTGGAGCCAACCCGTTCGTCCGAACACGGCTTTTGCCTCCTTTGCAGCTTCGATTTTGGCCGCCATGGCGACGGGCTTTGGCGGGATGAGCTATGAGCAATTCTCCAATGACTGGAGCCGCTCAAACTATTCCAGCGCTCGCGGTGGGATGCTCGAAGCATGGCGGACCGTGATGTCGGATCGCCAGATGTTTGTCAGCCAGTTCGTCAACAGGATCTATTACACGGTCATTCGCGAAGCCGTAATGATGGGCAAGGTTCGCTTGCCGGACCATGCGCCGGGCTTCCTGGAGGCGCCCGCGGCCTGGTGTCGGGCGCGTTGGATCGGTCCCGCGCGGGGCTATCTGGACCCGGCAAAAGAAGTCGCGGCGATGGAAGGCAAAATCCGGGCAAAGGTCAGCACGCATCTTGATGAAGCAATTGAACAAGGCCGCGACCCCGATGCAATCCTGATCCAACAGGTTCGTGAAAGACGCAAATTTGCGGAGGCAGGTATCCCTTACCCAGGTGACAACCCAGCCCCGGTTGCGGCGCCTTCAGAGCCTGAGCCTGAGGAGGAGCAACGGCCTGTTGGTCCAGACCAGAACGCACCGGAAGAACAGGGGGCAGCATGATATCGGCTTCTTTGTCAGGCGCATGGCTTCTGGCCCCATCGGCGCTGGAGGGGCTTGCGCGGACGGTGGACCATATGCAGCGCATGGCTTTCGAGCCTAATGGCGACAGCGCGGCTTTGCCGGATTTTGCCGATCCGCTGCCGCAATTGGCCCCCGGTCTGGTGCATATCCGGGCAATGGGCGTGCTGATGACCCGAAGTCTTTGGAGGGGGCGCGAAATGCTGGCAACAGGCTATGACCTGTTGTCCACACAATTCGCGCAGGCTTTCGCCGATCCGGGGGTCAAAGCCATTCTATTCGAGATTGACAGTCCGGGCGGCATGGTCGGCGGCTGTCCCGAATTGGCAGAACAGATCTATGCCGGGCGCATGGCGACGGGAAAGGCGGTTGCGGCGGTCTTATCGCCCCAGGCCTATAGCGCGGCCTATTGGCTTGCGGCAGCTTGCCTCTTAATCGCGGTCCCGGAAAGCGGCGGCTGCGGCAATATTGGCT